GGTGTACCAGTCCGTTTCCGTGTCGTACTTGCGGTGCAGGTACTTGTAAACGTCGCGCTGGGCTTTGTCGAACACCTCCACGAAAGAGAAGGACGCACAAGGCGGCAGCTCTTTTGCCAGCATGGGCGCGTTCTGCGCCAGCCATGCAGCCATTACGGTTTTAGCTGCATTTCGTTTCGGCTTGCCTTCCCGGTGCACCAGATCCAGAAGCTGCACAACAAGGGGCTTTGGCAGATCGTTCAGCACTTCTTCCAGTGGGTAAGGGTTTTCGTGCAGGAGCGGAGAGGTGCGCAGTTCCGGCACAAGATCGAGTTCGTGGCAGGTGATGGGCTTCTGCCGGTCATCTACGCGCTCGCTGGTGTAGCGCAGCATTTCCTTGATCTCGTTCTGCGCTGCATCGGAAAGCTGCTCCACCAGGTCGAGGCAGTCTGCAAAACTAAGCTGCGCTTCGTTCCGTTCGCCGGTGCTGCGGCCGGTCTTATAGGCTGCGTCAATGATACCAAGTTCCATAGCCAGACGGAAAACGTGTTTGCAGGGCTTTTTCCGGCGCACAAAGTCGTTGCAGGTGCAGCTTGCAAGGCTGGTCTGGTACGGATCTTTGCCGGACCCGTAGAAAACACCGGTTTCGTGTTCCTTGTCAATGCTGATGGGGCTGGTCTTGCTCTGCTGGGCGCTGGCAAGGCGCTTCTCTTCGTCCGCGTCTGCTGCGTGCTCTGTCCATGGGCCAAATGCAGGGATCATAGTCATAAGTGGGAACCTCCTCGTCAAATTTCGTTACATCAATGATAGATTAAAACGCAAATAAAAGCAATAAAAATACAAGAAGATTTCGTGACGGAATACGAGAATAGCCCCGGCGGGCTGCCGGGGCTGGCCGTCAGAACGGCAGACCGGTATAGTTGCGCATGGGCATAGCATCGGCGGCGGGCACCAGCATATTGAGCAGCTGCCGGTATAAAGCCGGGTTTGCTGCACGCTGGACACGGAAGTCCTCTAGGAATTGCGCCTGCGCTGCCAGATCGGCCAAGTTTTCGTCGTCCACGTTGTAGCATTGGCATTGATCCGGCCCGGCGGAGTATATCCAACATCGAACCATGAAAACACCTCCTTTCTGTTTCGTGATGTTCCAGACGTAAATGTCGGGAAGATGGGGCGGGGTTGCTTTGCCCGGTGCAGCCCTGCCAAAATATCCGGTTTTGTGTTAAGCGTTCAGCTGTAAAAACGTGCTCTGCGTGGGGATCAGGTGTCGGGTGAGGGTGTCGGTGTAGCTGGCCTCCCCCTCGTAGCTGTCAACCACCCGGCGGTCTGCGGCGGCCATATCGTGATAGCTCTTTTTGCCGTAGGTGGGCGGCAGCCAGCCTTTGCGCTGTCCGGCGTAGAGGTTGAAGGACTTCAAAACGTCCGTGTTCGTAAACTCAATGTGGCAGGTGCCTTTCTTGTAAAACGTGGCGGTGAAATAGTGCAGCTGGATCTTCTGGGTCTGGCCGCTCTTTTCGGCGGCATCCAGAACGGCGCGGAGTTCGTCCCCATTGTAGGGCTTGCCGTTCGTGTCCAGGAAGTGCAGCACCCGCTCGATCTGGGCAACATGGCCTGTTGCATTGTACCGGGGGCAGAAACGCCCATCGTATGTATCAAAGGCGTTGCAGCGGAAAATGACCTTGCGGTTGATCTTGTACGCGGAGTTCGTGTACCAGCCGTTGTAATAATGCACGTTCTTGCTGTACTCGTCGTTATAGTGCAGGTTCGTCCAGTCGTCGAACAGCTTTATAATTTCGCGGTCGATGCTGGAAAGAAGATTTCGTGAAATTTCTTCCCGGACGGTCAGAATGTTGTACGCGCTGAAGTCGTAGCCTTCAAGCTCTTTGATTCGCTTCTGGTAATCCTGCTGCATTTCGTAGGTCATCGCATCGAACAGCTGCGGCATTTCAAACAGCTGTTTCCAGTACATCCCGCGCAGTTCCCGGATAGCGTCGTTATAAGATTTCGTGAAAGCCATCACAGGGTTTTCTTTCTTACCAGCGCCGGCAGAGGAAAACAACGACTTGATTCCGTTGTACTCTTCATAGATCCGGCGCACACCCTCTGCGGCGGCGTTGTACCGCTCAATGGCTGCCGTGATGGGGTCGGAAGATACCAGGGCGGCAAACTCCGGGTTTTCTTTCAAGCGCTCTGCAGTTTCGTTTTTCAGATCCAGGCGGATCCGGCTCACCGGCTCCCGGTCGGGAATGTCCACCGACACAAGCGCCACCTCCACGCGGGCGGCGCGGCGGGCGTTCTTGAACGCATCCGGGATATATTTTACCGTGGCGTGCAGCTCTTCCAGCTTTGCGGCCAGCTCTTTCCGTTCGTTGGTGCAGGGGTTGCGCAGGGTTTCGGCGTTGAGCAGACAGCGGATTTTGCCGCCGTCCTGCATGATGTCCAGCGCTTTGAGCAGGTGCCGCGCACCCTCTGAAAAAGGCGGGTTCATGACGATTGCGGCGTATTTCGTGGTGGGGCGGAAGGTCAGAAAGTTATCATGCACCACCCGAAAACCGTCTTTCTTCAGCACGGCGCGGAAGTCGCTGGAAAGCTCGATGCAGTCAAGCTCTGCGCTTCGTGCCTTTCCCTTGTCGTATTGGTCAACCTCGCCGGTCTTATAGTCATGGTGGACGCTGAACGCCAGGGCGTGAACCTGACGCGCAAGTGCTCCATCACCGGCGGACGGTTCAAGGATGGGTTTCGGGTAGGTGGTGAACCCGGATTTTACTTCCCGCAGGGAGAAAACCATATCAAAGGCCAGACTGTCCGGCGTGGGGTAGAAATCCAGAGAATCGTTTGGGGTGGTCATCGTGTAAACCTCTTTTCGTGTTTCGTGATATGCCCGGCGGAATGCTGGGCGGTGGGGCTGGGCCGCTTTATCCGGTGCGGACCCTGCCAGGGCATCCGGTGCAGGTCATGCAAACAGGCGGTTGCATACCTGCTGTATTTCGTCGTTCGCCTTCATCGGGGCAATGAGCACGGCCACGGCGGCGCGTTTCGGGTCTGCGGTGTCAGTTGCCAGGATGGGCGCAAGCGGGTTGTTGCTGCCGTGGTAAACAAATTCGTGATGATCCACAAAAGCGTCATACTCCGAATTTATCATGATGGGCCGGGATCCATCGCGGAACATTCGGAACGTGCCCCAGATCTTGCCCTTCATCTCGACTTCCTGCAAAAGAGAAGTGCGCTTGACCTCTTCTTTGCAGTCGCTGAACTTCTGGAACATCTGCGCGGCGGTCAGCTGGTACGGATCGTTGACCACAAACCCGTCATCGCTGGAAACGATGGTCACACCATCGGCGGGGGCTGCCTGCATGGTCACGGGCTGGATCACTTCCGGGTAAAGGACGGCGGGCAGCTTGAACGCTGCATAGCCGGTGATGATGTACACGCTGCCGCCCTGGCAGGTGATCCGCACGGCGTTGCGGTTCTTGGCCTGGCCTTTCAGATAGGCGGTGATTTTCTTCACGTTCAGGCCGGCGGGGGTGCTGCTGGATGCTCTTTTCATATTGCAAAAACTCCTTTTCGTGTTTCGTTCTGGTTTTCGTGCCCGGCGCTCTGCCGGTGCGGTGGGGCTGGGCTGCTTTGTACCGGTGCAGCCCTGCCAGAGCATCCGGGGCAGGTCAGGCGGTGAGCAGGTAGCCGCGGCGGGCACAGATGAGGCGGAGGCGGGCGGCGGTGATCTGCTGCTGTACCTCTGCGGGGTGGCTGGTGCACTCTGCCTTACGGCGCAGCGCCTGAAGGGTCCACTGCTGGCGCAAAACCTCGTTGATCTGGTCGATGACGTTGCTAAACTTTTTCATGGTTCAAGCTTCCTTTCGTGTTTCGTTTTGTGGTGATCCTCCCGGCGGGGTGCCGGTGGGAAGTGGGGCGGGGTTGCTTTGCCCGGTGCAGCCCTGCTAAAGTTTCCGGTTTCGTGGTGGTGGATCATGCCAGCAGCCCGGCGGCGATGCTCTCAAAGTCCAGCTGTTTCACCGGCGCTTCATCCAGCACGGCCACGGCGGCGGGGGCGCTCTTGGCGTCCTCTACGGCCTTCCGGGTCTTGCGCCAGGTGTCCAGCGCTGCGGCCTGCGCCTTGCGGTCCGTGTCGGGCACGGCGATAAACGCGGCCTTTGCCTTGCGCTCTGCCTGCTGTGCGGTGCGGAGTGCATCCGGGGCGGGCTGCGCGCTCTTCTGCGGGGCGCTCTTCGTGGCGGCGGGTTTCTTTGCGCTCTTCGGTGCGGCGGGCTTGCTGGCCTTCTTTGCGGCCTTCTTGGTGGGCAGCGGGTCAACGTGCGCCAGCTCCGGCAGTTCGTGCCGTTCTTCGGTGATGACCGGGGCCGGGGCGCTGGCGGCCTGCTCTGCGGCGGCCTTGGCGGCTTTGCGCTGGTCGGCCAACATCCGGTTGTATGCCTTGATCTCGTCCAGGCTCTTAAAGCGTCCGGCGGGTGCGGGGCGGCTTGCTTCCACCTGCCCGATGTGGAACAGGTGCGCAGGTGCCTTGTAATAGTTCCCGTTGTCGTCCTGCTCTTCGGCTGCCTTGGTCAGCGCGTCCGGCTCCTTGCCGCTGCTGCGGGTCTTGCGGGGGCGGGTGTCCAGCTTCCAAAGACGGGTATCAATCGCGGCCTTCTCGCCGGTCTTGACGCTCTTGCCGCGCTCCTTCCATTCGTGGAACGTGTGGAACAGGCCGGCAAGCAGCAGCTTTTCCAGCTCTTCGCCCTGCTGCTCTTCGGGCACGTCCTGGAAGTGAATCTCTTTGCCCTTGGCGGCGATCTGCTCCGGGGTGTAGGCCAGCGCCAGGATGGCGCGGCGCTGTTCCGGGGTGTGATACTTCGCGTTGACTTCGCTGTAAATGATCTCGTTGTTAGTCATGTGTAACGCTCCTTTGCTTGTTGTGTTGGTGTTCGGGATGATCTCCCGGCGGCTGCCGGGGTAGTGGGGCGGGGTCGCTTTGCGGTGCGGCCCTGCTAAGGTGTCCGGGGCGTTCAGCCCAAAAGAGCGGCGGCGGCATCCTGCCAGGTGGGGAAGGCGTAGAACGTGCGGCGTTCGTCGTTGGTGTTCTCGCCGGTGATCTGGGCGGCGATCCGCTGCCCGGTGCGGGGGTCCCATCCTTCCAGCCGATACCCGGCGGCCTGCAGGCGCTGGGCTGCGGCGTTCTCCTTGCGGTTCCGTTCGCGGATCTGTACAAGTGTCATCATGTTGCTGCACTCCTTTCAGTGGGTCAAGTTCGGGTTATAGATGGCGGTCACTTCATGGCACTGGTTCCGGCAGGTGTTGACACCTGCGAACGGGCACCCGGCGCAGTCGTCGCTTTCGCGCTCCTGCTGGTTCAAAACCTGATCTTCACGGCTGGCGGCTGTTGTCATGCTCTGCGCTCCTTTCGGTTCAATCTTCCACGTTGTCGCAGTCGTGGCAGTAAAGCGCATCGAGCACTTTATCATCTGCGAAGTTGTCCGGGGTGCCGTTGGAATCAACTACCAGTTGCACCCGGTCATAAATCCGCAGATCGGTTTTTGCATCGACGGTAAAAAACCAGTCGTCACCGTCCAGCGCGTCGGTGCACCAGACTTCAACCGCGCCGTCATCGGTGGCGGTCAAGCCCTGCACAATGGCCGGGGCGATGTAGCGGCCCAGGGGGCCGACGGTGTAGGGGCAGGCGGCGGCTTTGGGGGCGGTGCCTGCCAGCATTGCGGCCACCAGTGCGGCGGCGGTGGTGATCTTCTTTGCAAGTTTCATGTTCTTTGCTCCTTTGCTTTTTCGGTTTCTCCCGGCGGGCTGCCGGGGCTATGGGGCGGGGCCGCTTTGTTTGAGCGGTGCGACCCTGCCAGGGCATCCGCTTGACTTTACCACCTTTCGGTGGTAAACTGGCTTACAAGATGCGTTGTGGAAAATTCATCTTGCAAGCCTGTCACCTGCTTTAGTGGGTGGCGGGCTTTTTTGCTGCCTGCTTCTTTTTCCACTCTGCCAGGTAGGCGGCCCAGATCGCTTTTTTCAAAGCGGCGGGGAGCTTGAAAAATTCAATGCTCATGTGTGCTTTTCTCCTTTCGGCTTACTCGCAACCGTCCGGCTGTTGTCCGGCTCGCTTGCTGTGGCTGCATTCTAGCATGACGGAATGCCACTTGTCAAGCATGACGGAATGCTTTCTACGTTTTGCACAAAAGAATGACGGAATGCTTGTTGATTTTTGCATGGCGGAATGCCGCTTTTTTTGCTATAATAAACGCAGGCGCGAAAGAGGTGATATAATGCCTATCTCGGACAAAAAGAAAATTTCAAACAGCCGGTATATTGCAAAATGCGATTCAATCCAGATTCGCCCACCAAAAGAACGCGGCGACGAAATCAGAGCGGCCGCAGCCGCAGCGGGTCAAAGTATGCAAAGCTATATTTTACAGGCTTGTGCCGAAAGAATGACCCGTGATGGATTCACCCCGGCGGAATCCGGGGAAGAAGGGGGACTATAGGGGGTTACTGGGGGAGAGTTCTAGCCTGCTAGGTTAAAGCCCTACACCTGCTTCTCACTCCCGTTAGGTGGAGAATCTGACCCCTCCGGCAAACGGCAAAAACCGGCCCGGATGGAGCACTGCCAGCGCAAGCCGTGACGCTGGAACCGTTGCGCCTGGAACAGTGCCAGCGCTGACCATGCCCACCGGCACCGCCAGCAGATCAGCCCCACCACCGGCACCGGGACGCACCCCGCCGGAACCATTGCCGCCAGTGCAGACCAAAGGCCAGAGCAGCAGCGCACGCCGCGCCGTCTGCCCTGGCCTTTTTCTTTTGCCCATCTTCCCGCCGCTGGCCCTGCTGCCTGCCCGCTGCACCGGATTGCCTGCCGGATCGGTGCGGATCAGTGACGGCCCGGCCCGGTCGATGACCCCGCCGGCACCCCGCCGCCGCAGCAGATCACCCCGCCCACCTGCACCGCCAGCCAGAAGCAGACCGACACCAACAGCACCGCCAGCGCCGCACCAGATGACCACGCCAGCAGCAGACCGCCGCCCACGATGACCACGCACCAGCGCCAGCCCTGCACCACCTGCACAGCGCCCACAGCCTGCCAGCCTTGCCAGACCTCACAGCAGCAGCGCAGCCGCCAGCGCCGCCACCGAGGAGGACAAGCCCGCCAGCGCCGCCCACCTGCCGCCGCCTGCATCGCTGCCGCCTGCCGGATGATCCACCCCGCCGCACCCCGCAAAACGGCCATTTTGCGCCGCCGCCGGAGGGGTCAGATTCTCCACCTAACGGGATAGAGCTTTAGGCTTAGGGCTTAGACTTAACAGGCAATCACTCGCCTTATCTATCCCCCTGCCCCCTTTCTTCTCCGCCTCGCCGCCCTGCTGCCGTCCCTCGGCACGCCCTGGGCGCTGCCGCCGCCCTGCCGGATCGGCCACAGCCCCACCGCCCGCCACCGGCGGCCGCCCCGATGACCCCCGCCGCCGGTAAGGTACTGCCCCCCCCGCCGGCGGCCGCGGTGCGGGTTCGAAAGCCCCAAAATATTTCTAGGTGCAAAAATTTTTGAAGGGGTTCCGTGTTTTGGCCCCAGAAAAAGGGTGACGGGTTCAAAAAATTCAGGCCGGGACACCATGGCGGTAACGTCACCGGGATGGCGGGCACCATATTGGTAGCGCCAACAAAATGGTGGCCGCTTACAATTTGTAAGCAACTCATGTTTTGCCGGTGCCGACAAAACATCCAGGCGCGATCTTGTTGAGATCAACAAAATCGGGAAAAGACCATCTTGCCAAGGGCGGCAAAATGGTGGTATGTCATAAAGTGTTTACAATTCAAGGCCCCAAACGGTGAAAGATGTCCCGTTATGTCCCGTTTTTAGTGGTATAATTGGTACAGTGGAATTATGAGAAAGGCCCCACGGTGGTGTAGAACCGAGGGGCCTTTGCCATATCCAACCGGCTACAAGTTGTAGGCGGTTCCCAAGATGCCGCAGGACCGGCGGCGATACTGGATGCTCTGTCTGGATGATTTGCCAGGCAGGGCATTTTTTATTGGAGGAAAACCAAATGGCAAGGCGAAGCGATGAGCGCGATGCCGCCCGCGCGGAGTACATTGCCCGGATGGAGAAAGACGGAGAAGTGAATCTCCGGCAGCTGGCGGATGATCTCCATCTTAAATATGATACGGTCCGCCGCTGGAAGGCAAAAGACGGGTGGGACCCGCCTGCAGCCCGGAAGCCCGGCGGACAGCCGGGAAACAAAAACGCCGTGGGCAACTCCGGCGGCGGGGCACCGGCGGGAAATGAGAACGCAATGAAAGATGGAGCCTATGCCACCATTTTCTTTGACAAACTCACCCAGGAAGAAAAACAGATCGTAGAGGATGCACCCCGGAACAGCACCGAACTGACTTCCCATGAAATCGGTGTGCTGCTGCTCCGGGAGAAGTACATCCTGGACAAGATCAAGGAATACCAGCAGCTGCCGCCTGACCAGCTGATAGTTTCCAGCGTCACCGATATGCGAGTGCCCGGCGGCCGCGGCAAGCGGAAGCGGGACGGTGCGAACCAGCAGATCGGTATGTACCAGAAAGAAACCCCGGCACAGCGCATCCTGCAATTACAGGAAGCGCTGAACAAGATCCATGGCCGCATCCTGTCGGCGGCAGCCCAGATGCAGAAGAACGAGATGGACCGGCTGCATCTGGAAACCGAACAGCAGCGGCTTGAACTGCTGAAGATCCGGGCAACGGGAGAGATACCCGACAAGGACGGTGACAAGGATGCCTCTGTATACGAGTAAGGCTGTGGCAGAGTGTCTTGGCATTACCGACCGGCAGGTGCGGAACCTGCGGGACGAGGGCAAGTTGTCCGAAGTCCGGCCCGGTGTCTTTGATATGAAAACGGTGGTCCGGCAGTATCTGGAAATGAAAATCGGCAACCGGGATGACCAGACACGGCTTGTGGCTGCCCGCGCCGAGCGGGAGGAAACCCGTGGCAAAATCGAGAAGATGCGGATGGAGGAAGCCCAAGGCGACCTGCACCGCACCGAGGACGTGGAGCGTGCCCTGAAAACCATCTTTGCCAACTTCAAGAACCGACTGGAAACCATCCCGACCAAGTACGCAAGTACCATGGCACAGCTGACCGACCCGGCGGAAGCACACGACATTCTGCAAAAAGCGGTACAGGAAGCGCTTGTGGAATTGAGCGACCCGGAAATTGCGCTGGCGGCACCGGAGGAGGAATCCGAAGATGAGCAGGAAGAATAAATGCCGGCACTGTGTCTGGGGCACCCGGCTGAATGAGATCCAGCAGTTTTGCCCGTTCAAGAACTGCGTCAAGAAAGGCGGCGGAAACCATGGCAATGATCCACCTGGAACCGCAGACAGCGCAGATGTTCAGCCGGGCGCTGGGAGCGCTGAAACCGCCACCGAACCTGACACTTAGCCAGTGGGCAGATAACTTCCGGCGCTTGTCGGCGGAAGCATCCGCAGCACAAGGCCGCTGGAACACGGACAACGCACCATTCCAGCGGGAGATCATGGATGCCATTGGCGATGTGCATATCCGCAAGGTGGTAGCCATGATGTGTGCCCAGTCCGGCAAGACGGATGGGCTGATCCTTAACACGGTTGGATTTTACATGAACTATTACCCGGCCCCTATCATGGTAGTGCAGCCTACGGTAAGTCTGGGAGAAAGTTTCAGCAAAGACCGTCTGACTACCATGATCCGGGACACGCCGGTGCTCCGGGGCCTTGTGGACAACAAGAGCCGCTACTCCGGCAACACGATCATGAAGAAAAATTTTAGCGGTGGACAGCTGACCATTGTTGGCGCAAATTCGCCGACCGATCTTCGCGGCCGCCCCATCAAGGTGCTGCTGGCGGACGAGGTGGACGCTTACAAAGTCAGCGCCGGCAAAGAGGGCGACCCTGTTATGCTGGCCGAGCAGCGCCAAACAACGTTCTGGGACTACAAGACGGTGCTCATATCTACGCCTACCACAAAAAATGCAAGCCGCATTTTGGACGAGTTCAACGCATCCACCCAGGAAGAGTGGACGGTGCCTTGTCCAAACTGCGGCTTTTATCAGCCCTTTGTTTGGGACAACATGGTATTCGATCAGGACAAGTGGCCGGAGGGCGGCGTGCAATACCGCTGCGCCGAGTGCGGCTGTCTGGACAATGAATACCGCTGGAAGAAGAACAGCCTGCAAGGCAAGTGGCACGCAGAGCACCCGGAACGGGCGGTACGGGGCTTCCACATGAACAAGATCGGCTCGACCCTGTGCGGCTGGGACAAGATCGTGGAGGACTTCATAGCTGCCGATCTGGACGCAAAGCGTGGCGACTACGAGAAGATGCAGGTCTTTGTGAACACCGACCTTGGCTTGCCTTGGGAGGAACCGGGCGAAACGGTGGAAGCCAACAACCTGATGGACCGCCGCGAGTTCTACGAGGCCGAGGTGCCGGATGGCGTGGTGTACCTGACAGCCGGTGTCGATACCCAGGACAACCGTTTCGAGGTCGAAGTGGTGGGCTGGGGCATTGGCAAGGAAAGTTGGGGCATCCGGTATCAGCGTATTTACGGCGACCTGAAACGCGGGCAGGTCTGGGCAGACCTGGACGAGTTCTTATCAAAGACCTGGAAGAAGAAAGATGGCACGGAACTGTCCCTGCGGTGTGTCTGCATGGACAGCGGCGGCCACTTCCCGGATCAGGTCATTCGTTTCTGCAAAGAACGGGAAGAACGCCACATCTGGCCCATCAAAGGCCGTGGCGGTATGGACGTGCCCTACCTGCGCAACCCCACAAAGAACAACCGCGTAGGCGGCGAACTGTTCACGCTGGGTGTTGACACGGGAAAGAACCACGTCCTTGCCCGGTTGAAAGTGCTTATCAAAGGCCCGAACTACTGCCACTTCCCTGCGGCAGAGGACGCGGGCTACAACGAAAACTATTTCAAGATGCTTACTGCGGAACACAAGGTCACGCGCTGGAAGTCTGGCCGAAAGGTGGAGCGGTGGGAACTGAAAGACCCGGCACAGAAACGTAATGAAGCATTTGACGTGCGGAACTACGCCACGGCGGCGCTGGAAATCAGCAATCCCCCCGGTCTGGAAATTCCCGGCGAGGAAGCCCCGCGCCAGACTGCACCACGCCAGTACCGCAGAAGAAGATCGGGAGGTATCTAATCAATGCCGATTATCTCAAAAGAAACCGCACAGCGGCACCTTGATATGTGGCTGGAAGCGGAGGCTGCTGTATCGACCGGGCAGAGTTACCAGATCGAACAGATGGTGCTGACCCGCGCCAGTCTGAAACAGATCCGGGAGAGCATCATCTTCTGGGAAAAGAAAGTGGCCGAGGCCGAAGCGGCAGAACGCGGGCGGGGCAGGAACCGGATCTATCACTTCTCCCCGCATGATGTGTAAGGACGGTGGACTACATGGCAAATATTCTGGACAAGGCCATTGCGACAATCAGCCCTGAAAAAGGGTATCGCCGCGCTGTGGCACGCGCCGCACTGTCCGTCATGAACAACGGCACCGGCTACGGGAACTACGGCGCGAGCCGCATTTCCCGCGCTATGCGCAGCTGGCACGTTGGCGGCGGCAGCGCAAAAGAGGATATCGAAGATAATCTTGATATTCTGCGCAAACGGAGCCGGGATGCTTATATGGGCATCCCTCTGGCAACGGGTGCCATCAAGACCCTGCGCACCAACGTGGTGGGCAGCGGCCTTGTGCCGACCCCGCAGGTGGATGCGGACTATCTGCACTTGAACGAGGAACAGGCAGACAGATTGCAGGCGCAGATCTCCCGCGAATTTGAACTTTGGGCGGACAGCACCCTTTGCGATGCTTCCGGCATGGATAACTTCTGGCGGCTGCAGACGCTGGCATTCACCAGCTTCCTGATGAATGGTGATGTGTTTGCGGCGGTGCAGTTCGATGAACGCCCGCACTGGCCGTATGCCCTGCGGCTGCGCCTGATTGAAGCCGACCTGATTTGCAGTCCTGACCGCATGGACAGAATGTACCCCTGCAAGGTAGATGGACATAGCGTGCATCAGATCGTGCAGGGCGTGGAAACGGACAAGGACGGTGCCGTGGTGGCGTACTGGATAGCAAGCCGGCATCCGCTGGCTTACGACAGCACGGTGCCGCTGACATGGACGCGGGTAGAAGCCCGCGACCCCGAAACGGGAGAACCGAACATCCTGTGCGTCACACAGAGGGAGCGTGCCGGGCAGCGGCGCGGCGTGCCCTTGCTGGCTCCGGTACTGCCCACGCTGAAACAGATGGGCAGATACACAGAAGCAGAGCTGGCGGCGGCTATCGTGGCATCGTCCATCACGCTGTTTATCAAGCATGAAAACCCGACCAGTCAGGCACCGTTCGGCGAGGAACCGGCAGATAAGGCGGAGGACCCGAACACCCCGCCCGATGAACTGGGTATCGACCTTGCGCCGAGCGCTGTGTTCGACCTTGCACCGGGAGAGGATACGAGCGTATTCGACCCGAAGCACCCGACCACGACCTACGACGGCTTCATGTCGGCCATGTCCAATCAGGTAGCGACCGGCGTAGAGATCCCCAGTGAGGTGCTTTACAAGAAATTCGGTTCCAACTATTCCGCAAGCCGCGGCGCACTGAACGAGTTCTGGCGTACCTGCGGCGTGCTGCGGGATAGCTTTGCGGCGGACTTCTGCCAGCCTGCCTACGAGAAATGGTTTGCCGAAGCAGTAGCCCGTGGGCGCATCAATGCGCCCGGCTTCTTTGACGACCCGGCTGTGGCGAAAGCCTACATGGGCTGCACATGGAATGGTCCGGCACGCACAAATCTGGACGCCAAGAAGGAGATCGAGGCGGCGATTCTGCGCGTTCAGCAGGGCATCAGCACCAATGAGCAGGAAACTGCCCAGATGACCGGAGGGAACTGGCGGGCAAACATGAGGCAGCGCAAGAGCGAAATGGAAAAAATGAAGGAGGTAGGGCTAAATGAGCAAACCCAATTCCCAGACGAACCAGAAGATGACAAATGATAAGTTTTGGCAGTTCCGCAATCTGGCCGGTGATGACCAGAAAGCGGAACTTCTGCTTTACGGCGATATTTCCGAGCGCAGCTGGTGGGAAGATGCCGCGACCCCGAAACGGTTTGCGGATGACCTTGCCGCCCTGGGCGATGTGAAGGAAATCACCGTGTACATCAACTCCGGTGGTGGTGATGTGTTTGCAGCACAGGCCATTGGCAATATGCTGGAACGCAACGCAGCCACTGTGACCGCCCACATCGACGGCCTGTGCGCCAGCGCGGCAACCATTGTTGCCTGCCACGCAGACAAGGTGGTGGCGGCGGCGGACGGCAGCTACATGGTGCATCCGGTCAGCATGGGCGTCTGCGATTACCTGACCGCAGAAGATCTCAACAACTGCCTGAAAGCGCTGGAAACCATCCGCAGCAGCATCATCACTCTGTATGCCAAGAAGTCCGGTAAGACCGAGGACGAATGCGCCAAGTGGATGGATGAAACCAGCTGGTGGACCCCCGCAGAAGCCAAGGAAAAAGGCTTTGTGGACGAGGTGGACGATGATGCAGAAGATTCCGTGGTGGAGAACCGAAACGGTATCCTGTTCGTCAACAGCATCAGCATGAACACCCCGTTCAATCAGGCACCCAACTTTGTCAGGAGCCGGGTGGTGGATAAGACCACGACCCTGCCTGAAAATAAACGCCCGGCGGAACAGCCGGAAAACAAAACCCATGGGGAGGTAACAGACATGGATATTAAGGACATTAAGACCGTGGATGATCTCCGCAAGGCGTGCCCGGATCTGGTAGCTAAGATCGAGGACGAAGCTATCACTGCCGAGCGCACCCGCATCAAGGAGATCGAGGATGCGACCATGCCCGGCGCAGAGGATCAGGCCAACGAGGCAAAGTTTACGAAGCCCGTTGATTCTGCATCCTTTGCAAAAGCTATGATCGCCAGCATGAAAGCAAAGCAGCAGAAGCAGAGCCAGGACTACCTGGACAAGGTGAAGAAGAACGCCCAGGATTCTGGCGCGAACGGCATCACAAACCCGCCGCCCGCAAACCCGGATCCGAAGGACGCGGAAGCAAACGTTTTCCTGGCCGCGATCCGTAAGGCAAACGGCGTGAAGTAAGGAGGAAAAACCATGAGCGTGGATCTTACAAGAAAAGATTTCAGCACCAAGCCGGAGTATTTCATCGCCGGTACGGACATTGGCATTGCCAAGGCAACCAAGACTGCAAGCGCTGCTGTGGCAGCTCATACCCCTGTGCTGATCGCTGACGGTAAGGTGAAACCCATTGCGGCCCCGGCCAGCGCCGGCGCGGCAGTTCTGACCGGCCTGTATGGCATCACGGCTGACAGCGCAGACAAAGACAAGGAAGTTCCGGTTTATCTGACCGGTGAGTTCTTCGCTGCTGGTCTGGCGCTGCCCGACAATGTGACCGTGGATGACGTGGAGGTTCCTCTGCGCAACCTGGGCATTTTCCTGAAGTGATAGGAGGAAACAAAAAAATGGCAAACGAGATCAACATTTACGAGCCGCGGTATCTGGCCGAGGCTGTGCGCACCGCACCCCCGATCCGCACTTTCCTGCGTGACCGCTTCTTCTCCAACGTGAAAACGTTCTCCACCGAGCGCGTTGACATTGATATTGTCAAGGGCAACCGCAAGATGGCAGCCTTCGTTCATCCGATGGTCGGCGGCGAGATCGTGCAGAGCGAGGGCTACGAAACCAAGTCCTATGCACCGCCCCTTATCAACCCGGCCATCATCACCACAGCAGATCTTTTCCTGCGGCGCCTGCCCGGTGAGGACATTTATTCCGGTAAGAAGCCGGAAGAGCGGGCAGCTGAAAAGCTGACGGATGAATATAACAAGCTGAACGATATGACCACCCGCCGCGAAGAGTGGATGGCAGCCCAGGTGCTTACCACTGGTCAGCTGAAAGTGAAAGGCAAGGGAGTGGATGAAGTCATCGACTTTGGCTTTACCAATAAGATCAACCTGGAAAACACGAAGCAGTGGGGCAAGTCCGCTGCGGACCCCTGGGGCAACCTGTGCGACTGGAAGCAGCAGGTAAGCCGCAACGGCTTTGCCAACACGGATATGGTCATCATGGGCAAGCAGGCCGCAAACCTCTTCATGGCAGACAGCAAAATTCTGGACCTGATGGATAAGCGCCGCTTCGACATCGGCGCTATGGCACCCAAGGAACTGGAAGGCGGCCTGACCTACTACGGCCACCTGAACCTGCCCGGCGTGGACATCTACGGCTATGACGAGGTGTATCTGGATGACACCGACAACACCACCAAGCCCCTGATTCCGGACAACATGGTGGTGATGATTCCCAGCACCGCAAACTTCATGCGTGCTTACGGCCTGTGCACTTATCTGGATGATGATAAGAAATGGCATACCGCCGAAACTGCACGTCTGCTGCGTGACTATGTGGAGCATCGTCCTGACCGCCACTTCCTGGAACTGCAGACCCACCCGCTTCTGATCCCTGATAAGGTGGACAGCTGGCTGGTTGCCACCGTTTGCTGATACGGAGGGACACACCATGCTGGACGTTGACCAGAACTACGGCGAACCGGAAACTCCGAAGCCGCTCCCTACGTTCAAGGACTGCGTGGCACAGGATGTGCAGACCGTGTTCTTTAACCTGAATGAGTTTGCCGAGGAACGCTACATAGATGACAAGGGCTTGATGCCCTGCATCACACAGCATCCTGGCGTGACCGAACGTGCAGCACACTGGGAGGGCGGCGCAAAGCAGTCCTTTGACCAGGGTATGTACAAGGCAGATCTGCTGCTTTATGTGAAGCAGAAAGATTATGGCCCTATGCCGCAGAACGGCAAACTCATTACGCTGGACAAGAAACGGAACTACAAAATCAAGTCCTGCTCCCTGAAAGCAGGTGTATACCGCATGGAACTTGAGAGAATCAGAGGGTAAGGCAATGGCATATTTCAAGACCAGCTATGACGCTTCCAATCTGACGATTTCCATTGATGATGCGGAAGTGACCCGTGCCCTTGGCGTACTGGGGGATAAGACCCCGGCAGCGCTGAAAGTGGCGGTGAACACTACGGCCCGGCAGACGCGCAAGCTGCTGCTGACCGAGGTAAAGAACCGCTACGACCTGAACACGGCGGGTAAGTGCATGATTGAAGATCTGCGCCAACGGCAGAAAGCCACCAACCGGCGGCCTGCTGCCATCCTTGCCATCATGAAGAACGACCCCGGCGCGTTCCGGGCAGACCTGGGCTATTTCAGAACCAGCCCCACAAAACCCTTCATGGGTCCGTCTGTCCGTAACGCGCCGCCTGTTTTTCAGGCGCACGTTCTGAAAGGCAGTCCGATGATCGGTCTGGGCGGGACCAGCGAGAAGAGCAAGGGCTTCCTGGTGCAGTTCAAGTCAAAACACATCGGCATGGTGCAGCGCCAACTGGGCGTGCCTGCTGACAAAGACTACACGGAAAACGGGAAGAAGCGCTGGAAGCCGAATGAAAGGCTGGTCACTATGTCCAGCCTGTCCGGTTCCGCAATGCACCATACCGTGTGGGAAATGCAGGAATCGACCGTAGAACAGATGCTGCAGGACAACACCGAACGGCGCGTCCAGCAGCTGATCGCCAATGCAAAACGAAAGGGTGTGATCTGATATGGCCGGGAAAATCACAGGCTATACCAGCGAAATGTGCCAGCAGGCCATGATTGAAGAACTGAAAGAGTTGTTCCGGGACATGAAGTTCAACGGGCAGGAGGGTGAAAAGCCCTTGCAGATCTTCAAACAGTTCGTTCCGACACCGACCGATGATGACGATGACGTGGACACCAATGCGTCCCACTTCCCGTGCATCATCGTATCGAAAACCAGCGGTGAGGTGGCAAACGAAAGGGATCCGCAGCTGGTCCTTTTGCAGCTTATCATCTGCTGCTATGACCGCGGAACCGACCGGCAGGGGTACGAAGAAACCGTGAACATCATCGAAGCCATCATGCAGCACTTCAAACGGAAGCCTGTGTTTGGCGAAGCGTTCAAGGTGGGCTATCCCCGCAAGTGGGAATTGTCGGACGATGACATGGACTATTACTACTGGGGCATCGTCAATCTGATCTGCGAAACACCCAACACCCTGAAAAATGAAGAAGTGGAGGCTTTGATATGAGCACCGAAAAGAAAACCACGGCAGCCCAGGAAGCCCAGACCCCGGCGGAAGCCGTGGGCACTGTGGCTTACTGCGGCCCGACTGTCAAGGGCATCGCTCCGCAGTACACCGTATTCGTGGATGGCCTGCCCGAAAAGCTGAAAGAGAAAGTGGAGCAGGTGCCGCTTCTGAACGCACTGATCGTTCCGCTGGATAAACTCGCTGAAACGCGGGTGAAGATCGACCAGGAAGGCACCAGAGAGAATATTCTCTACAACAAGGCCACCGACCTGATGAAGTAAGGAGGACATGACAAATGGCTATTTCTCATGGTTTTAACAAAACCGAGGCCGCAACCAGCGTTTCCGCGCCGGTATCGGTCAATTCCGGCCTGCAGGTCGTTGTGGGCACCGCCCCGGTCAACCTGCTGGCTGACCCCGCGGCCGCAGTCAATACCCCGCTGCTGGCAAGCACCTTCAAGGAGGCTTCTGCAGCGGTTGGCTACTCTGATGACTTTGCGAAGTACACCCTTTGCGATGCTGTGAGCGCCAGCTTTCAGGTGATGGGTGTTGCACCCATTGTCCTGATTAACGTTCTGGACCCTGCAAAGCACACCACCGCACTGGCAAGCAAGACCGTGCAGGTCAATGATGGCGTGGCAGAGATCGAGGAAACCGGCATCCTGCTGGATAAGCTGGTGGTGAAGAAAGACACTACCGCGCTGACCGCAGATGTGGACTATACCGCCAGCTTCAATGATGACGGTACGGTGAGCATTGCTCTGGTCACGGACGGAAAGGGCGATGGTGCAACCACGCTGGCGGTTTCTGGCTCCATCCTGGATCCCACCAAGGTCACGGCAGCCGACATTGTGGGCGGCGTGAACGCATCCACCGGCAAGGAAACCGGCCTGGAAGTTGTGCGCCAGGTGTTCCCCAAGCTGGGCATGGTGCCCGGCATCATCCTGGCACCCCGCTTCTCCAAGGACGCTCTGGTGTGCGCTGCTATGCAGGCAAAGTGCCGCAAGATCAACGGCGTGTTCGATGCGGTGTGCTTTGTGGACATCGACAGCGGCACCACCGGTGCACGCAAGTACACCGATGTGGCAAATCAGAAGGTCAAGCAGGGCGCGACCTCTCGTGAGGCATACGCTCTGTGGCTGTACGGCAAAATCGGCACCGCGATTTACAGTGGCAGTTCTCTGGCCGCTGCGGCTGCCGTGTACAATGACAGCCTGTACAACGACTGCCCGAACGCCAGCCCGTCCAATGTGAGCGTGCCCATCTCTGCGGCCTGCCTGGAAGACGGCACCGAAGTGCTCATGGACCAGGAGCAGGGCAATGTGCTGAACGAGCAGGGTGTCGCAACTTTCATTCGTTCCGGTGACTTTGTTGTCTGGGGCAATGAAACATGCTGCTATCCCAAGAACACCGACCCGAAGGACGCTTTCCTCTGCGTCCGCCGCTTCTTCAACCACACCTGGACCCAGTTCGTTTTGAACAATCAGAGCAAGCTGGATAAGCCCATGAACAAGAAGCGCCTGCAGAGCATCATCGACAGCGAGAATATGAGAGGCAGCGTGTATGTGTCTACCGAGGTCTGCGCCAGTTACAGCATGAAGGCAGACCCCGACCGCAATACCGCTGCAGAACTGGTGGCGGGCCATTACAGCTTCTACCAGTATTGCACGCCGTTCCCGCCGTTCAAGCAGGTCAATAACACGATGGAGTACGAGGCCGGCGCACTGGCTTCTGCTCTGTCCCTGTAAGGAGGACTGAACTATGGCTCTGAATATTTCCAGTGATCTGGTTCCCCAGGTCATCAATGACTACAACGCCTACACCGAGGACGATCTTCTGATCGGTCTGGCAGACGAAGTTACCCTGCCCAAGATCAAGAACAAAACCACGACCGTGAACGGCATGGGTATTGCCGGCGATGTGGATTCTCCCGTCCCCGGTCAGTTTGAATCTATGGAGGCTACGCTGAACTGGAACACCATGTACAGCTTCGCCACCAAGATGATGAACCCCAACAAGAACATCCAGATCACGCTCCGTGCTGCTATGCAGAACGACAACAAGAACGGCGGCTATACCTACAAGGGCCTGCGCGTTGTTCTGGGCGGTCGTCCCAAGGAACTGGATCCCGGCAAGCTGAAGCGCGCCGACACCATGGGCAGCACCACCACCTTGGAGGTTACCCGCTATCTGATGGAGGTTGACGGTCAGACCGTTATCGACATTGATAAGTTCGCGGGCCGCTATTATGTGGATGGCGAGGATATGCGTGCCGAGATCAACGCCCTGATCTAACACCTGATACATGATGAAGTCAGCCGCTCCAAGGTGGGGCGGCTGATTCTTTTTAACATGAAAGGAAACGACAATGGACTACACCGTAAAGTTCGAGAAGCCCTACAAGTTTGAGGGCAAGGAATGTGACAGTCTGGATCTGTCCGGTATGGAGAAGATGACCGTGCAGGATCTGATTGACATTCAGAAAAACATCGGCAACGAGTTGGCAGCAATGTCCGTGATGGAGATGACCACTGCTTTTGCGCAGGAGATGGCGGTCAAGGCCACCGGCAAGCCCGTGGAGTTCTTCAAACTCATGCCCCGCGGCAAGATCAAGAAAGTGCAGGCGGCGATCATCCAGGGCATGAACAGCAGCGAGAACGCCGATGAAATCAAAAAGCAGCTGGAATCCCATGCCCTGAAGTTCGCTGCACCCTATACCTACGAGGGCAGCGAAAAGGCTGAACTGAAAGGCCAGACCTTTGAGGGCATCGACCTGTCCGGCGTGGGTGAACTGAACACCATGAGCGAATCCACGGCAGAGAACCGCATGGTCGCAGGCGGCTTTGCACCGGTGAACACCCACCGCAACTACCTGTACTGCTGCATCATCGCCAGCATGGGCACCGGCTACCCGGTGGACTTCTTTGCCGGCCTGCCGCTGTGCGAGGCCGTGAAGCTGCGCGATGCCGTGAGCGCTGATTTTTTCGAGTAAAAGGCGGGGCAAAAGGACTTCGGAAAGCGGCTATCCAGCTGTCCATTGCCACGCACTCCAACATGACGGATTTGCTGCGCCTGCCCCGGCGGGAACTGGTGAATCTGTGTAACGAGGTGGCGGACGTATGGCGGGAAATGGAGCACTAGAACTTAGCATCCGCATCATGGGCAAGGTGGACCCGTCCCTTGTCACGGCGATAAAGCAGACCAAAGGGCTGACCGGAGATCTGGTAAACGCCATGGCGGGAACAAAGTCACTGGGCAACACGGTGGCAAACACTCTGGGTGTAATCGGGAAAACTGGTTTGGGCATTATGGCAACGCTCACCGCGTCTGCCGCCCTTATGACCAAGAAAACTACCGATATGGCGGAGGAATACCAAGCGCAGGCGGCGGATGCGGTCAAGTACGTTGGCGGCATCATGAATGATGATGGCAGCGTTGACCCGGAAAAACGGGCGGTCATGGAGGACGCAATCCTCAAAATGACAACGCAGGTTCCAATCCAGCGGGACGAGATGGCACAGATTGCCGCATCGCTGGGACAGTCCGGTAAGAACTATGATGAAATCTTCCTGGACAACCAGCAGACCGGCGAGAAGAGCTATCTGTACGATACCGCCAAAATGGCCGCTGCGTGGGACATTGATGCAAAGCCTGCCGCTGACTACATGGCAAAATGGGAAACGGCTTTCGGAAAGACGCGCGCCCAGATAACCGATGTGGCAGATTCCATCAACTACCTGGGCGGTCACATGGCTACCACAGCAGCGGAAATCGCAAATGTGGTGAACACCTCCGGCGGTGTCGGCCAAACGGCTGGCGCTGACCTGCATACGACTTCTGCACTGGCGGCTACCATGCTGGCTATGGGCGTTGACGAGGGAAAGGCAGGCACGAGCCTGAACCGCGTGTTTACGAACATCACCCTGGGCAACAGCGCAACGGATGCGCAGGTGGGCGCATGGAACAAGCTGGGCTTTGACCCGGTGCAGATCGCAAAGGATATGCAGTCTACCGGGCCAAACGGTGAAGATGGAGCAGCGCTCACCCTGACAAAGGTGTTCGATGCAATCTCGAAGCAGGACAAGTACCAGCAGACTGCAACCATCAAGACCCTGTTCGGACAGTGGGCTATTGAGGGCGTTTCCAAAATCGTGGAGAACCCGCAGGTTTTCCAAGACGCGCTTGCAATGGCAAACAATTCAGATCTGTACACCAACAGCATGGAGAAAGAATTGCTTGTCAAACTGGACACGGGCAAAGCCGTAGACCAGATGGCGAGCAACGCAACTGACCGTTTGCTTATCAATGTGGGAAAGCAGTTCCTTCCGGCAAAGAAAGAACTGGCTTCCATGTGGATTGATATTACAAACGGCATTACCGAAAATCTGCCGGACCTGTCCAACATCGTGAACGGCATCCTACCGATGCTGCACTCCGCCCTGCTGGGTATCGGCAATGCGGCACAGGCGGCATTGCCATGGATCCAGAAAGGTATTGACTACACGGCGGAGCATGGACCGCAGGTGGCGGGAGCAATTACGGCCATTGCTGCGGCGTTCGGAGCCATGAGCCTTGCACCCACGGCGTACAGCGCCGGAACTTCGCTGATGAACACGGTGGGCAACATCGTGATCGGCGGAAAGCCAAGCGGTGCCCCCGGCGGAACATTCGGCGGCATCACCGTCCGCAACCTGCTGGGTGCACTGACACCCACGAGCCTGATTCAAAAGGCAGTGGGCGGCGCGGTGTTCGCAAAGTCGAACGCTGGGATGTTTACGGAGAACGCAAAGTACGGCGTTCAGATGACCGGCATCGGAGCACAGCAACCAACAACGCGCCTGGGTAAAATCGGGCAGACGTTGGATGGCGCTGGCGTTGGCATCTGGGCAACGCTGAAAAATTTCAAGGGCCTGCGCAGCGGGACCAAGAAAGGCAAAACCGGCTTTGTGAATGACGTGCTGGAAGCCAGCACGAACGGCGGCGTACTTGGATTGCTAAAAAACTCCGGCCCCGGAAAGTACGTTACGGGTGTCAGCAACGCCGTAAGTGCGCTGGGGAACACGGCCATCGGCGGAGGCTTTGTCAAGGCGGGAGGCGTTGCAAAACAGATCTTGTCCGGCATTGCAGGCCCGCAGGGCATCAACTTCCCCGGCATCTTTGCCGGCATGAAGTCCTTTGGCGGAACAACCTTGTCTACGATGGGCGGGCTTGGAAAGTCTGCACTCGGAAACATCGGGAAGGCCGGAGTAGGAATCCTTGCAAAAACGGGCATTGTGCAGCCAGGCAGAGGAAGAGCACTCTGGCGAATGGCAACCAGCACGGTTGGTATGAACGGACAGGACGCTCTTGCACAGATGGGGTACATCTTTAGCCAAACGAAAGGCCCCGCAATTTTGGCGAATGCCAAAAACAAGGTGGTCGGCGGCGCAACGAAGCTGGCGGGCGGTGCAATCGGCACGGTCAAGAACATTGGCCAGTTTGCAGGCGCAGGGCTGAACGTGCTGGGTTCTACCGTTGGCCCGGTGGCTGCAAAGCTGGGCGGCGGCTTTATGTCGTTGCTTGGTATGTTCGGACCGGCTATTACAAGTCTGGGCACGATGGTCGCCGTGGTTTCCATACTGGGAGATCACTTTGAGGATGTCCGCAACATTGTCGGCATGGTATTTGGTGAAGGCGGCCTTGCCGTATTCGACAAGTTTACCGGCAAGATCGCGGGTATCGGAGACCTCGCAAAGCAGGTGTTTGGTCAACTCTCCACCCCGGAGGGCTTGCAGAGCATTCAGGAAAAGCTATCCGGTTTCAGCATCGGAGGGCTGAACCTTGGCGACGTATTCGGCGCAATGACACCGGCTATCCAGACGGTAATGCCGCTGGTCCAGTCCTTTGTCGGTGTGTTCTCCCAGATCGTGGATCTGGGCACGAACCACATCAAGCCGGTGCTGACGGAGATATTCGGGTTTGTCATCAATGAGGGCATCCCGGCGGTTATACCGCTGCTGTCCACGGTGGTAAGTCTGGTGGGCACTACGCTGGTCAATGCCATCAAGGTAGCGGTAGACGTTGTGGGCAAGGTGTTGCCGGTGGTAGAACCTGTGATCTTGGGCGTCATCGGATTTTTGAAGCAGATAGCTACCGTTGGTGTGAAGGCGGTCAACTTCATCATCGGAGCGCTGAACAAGATCCAGCTTAAAATCCCGGAAACACTGTTCGGCATCCCCGTCCCGGTCATTGGCGGAAAGTCTTTCGGCTTCAACCTCTCGCCCGTGTCTGTCCCGGCGTTCGCCAACGGCGGCATGACGCATGGACCGTCCATTGCTGGCGAGGCTGGTCCCGAAGCGGTCATCAGCTTCCGGCGCGGTGTTCGTGAAAAGAACATTGATACCTGGCTGACCGCTGGCAAGATGCTGGGTGTTGGTCTGGGTGATCTGCTGGGGCTGCCCGGCAGGAAACCGAAGATGTTTGCCGATGGTGGCTTTACGGAGGAAGATTCTAACCTGATCGACTTCCGCAAGGCACAGCGGCAGCAGTATTTCAACCAGATCGCACAGAGCGTGGATGCTGTGTTCCCGTCCGTTGCGGCCAGCATGGTGCTTGGCTCTGACGCAGGTGTGGCGTTCAGCCGCATTACGGAGTTTGCCAACTATGCCGTGGACGGTCTGGAAACCGTGGCAGCTATGCCGGTGCCCGCTGTGTCGGATGACCAGAGCAAGGTTGTCCAGACCGTGAACACCGGCATCGGCAAGGTGGTTTCCGGTGCGCAGACTGTCCTTGCGAACGAGAACGCACAGAAAGTTATCCAGTTCATCCGGGGCGCAGACATAGAGAAAGCGCAGCTTGAATATGACGCAAACCCAGACAACTACGATTTGAGCAATGTGGACTTCTTCCAGACTGTCTACGGCTCTGGCGTATCGGAGCAGGATCTTACCACGCTGGCCGACCTGCAGAACTACCGGCAGAATATCGTGGAACTGCCATCCATCGGTGGCAGCGACAACGACACCGGCGGAAACTCTGGTGGCTTTGGCGGCGGTGGAAACACCAGCTACCAGCGAACCTACACCAGCAGTTCCGGCAACACCTACGTCTATGCACCGAACTTTACCGTCTACGGTGGCATGAACACGGAAGATCTCCGCGCCCTGCTGGAAGATGGCTACGAGAAGTTCTGTGAGTATGTCGAACGGTACGAACGTGAAATGAGGCGCAAGAACTATGGCACTTGATAACACGAGTACAACGTACACAACGGTATCTGGTGACACCTGGGACCTGATTGCCTTAAAGGTGTATGGGAGCGAACTGAAAGCCGACTGGCTGATGCAGAACAACCTTGGACTAATCCACATAACCCGGTTCGATTCCGGCGTGGCGCTGTCAACACCTGAACTGCCTGAAGAAAAGAGCGGCGACCTGCCGCCTTGGAAAGCAGGTGCGTGATGGTTTTGACAGCAGCGAGACCCAAAGGCCGCGAGGCGGCGATCCAGCTGACATACGGGAAAACCGATATTACAGCCCGGATCGAGAATAATGTGGAAAGTTTCCGTTATACCGATGTGGCAGCATCCCAGAGCGACACCATGAGCATTACCATAAATGCCCGTGAGGATAAATGGAAAAATGCCTGGATGCCGGAAAAGGGTGCAAAACTCTATCCGGCTATCGTTGTGAAAAACTGGGGGATCGGTGGCATTGGCAGCGGCTACCGTGATTACAGCGCAGAGTGCGGCGCATTTGTGCTGGATGATCTTAGCTATGCCGGTGCCCCGGACACCCTGACCATGGGCGGCGTAGCCAAACCCAACGACAGCAGTTTCAGCGAGCGGACCCGCACATTCACCTGGAAGAAAACCAGCGTGAAAAAAATTGCGGAAACCATTGCCGGACGGTACAAGCTGGGGCTGACGTTTGAAGGCGATGACCACGACATTGACGCAAAGGAACAGGATGCCACGGACAGTGCCTTCCTGCAGGACCTGTGCAGCGATTACGCTCTGGTCATCAAGGTGTACTCCAACAGACTATGGGTGTATGACCGGGAAAAATACAAGGAGAAACCGGCAGCCTGGACGGCGTACGAAGAGGCACAGCCGTTCAATCCGAACGCCCTGTGCATCGAACCGGGCAGCTTCAAGTGGAGCACAAAGCTGACCGGGACATACACCGGCGGTGTGTACACCTACACCAACAAGAAGAAAAAAATAAACATCAATGTCAAGGTCGGCACGGAAGAACGTCAACTGAAACTAACTGGCAAGGTGAGCAGCGAGGCGGACGCAAAGGCAAAGCTGATAGCGGCCATCAAGAACGCCAACCACGGCGCAACGTCCATCAGCTTCACCATTCCGGGCTACGCGCCGGGAGCATCCGCCCAGTGCATCAACGTAGTAGGTTACGGCAAGATGGGCGGGAAGTATTTCATCGACCAGCTGGAACACGTCATCTCGCCATCCGGCGGCTACAAAACGCAGGTCAAGGCCAGCAAAGTAGAAAAGGGGGATTTTGCATGAGCAGCGAAGTGCGGCTTGGTAATGTGAGTTCCATCGACTACGAAAATGGCCTGTGTGAAGTGACCTACCCGGACAGGGACGATACGGTAACAGAAATGGTGCCGTGTCTGTCCAGGCGGGAGTACATGATGCCGGAAGTGGATGACATTGTGGTGGTGCTGCATCCGGGTGATAGCCCGGAGGACGCTGTGGTGCTGGGCACGATCTGGAATGAGAAAATCAAACCTGCCGAGGGCAAGGAGAAGATCTTCCGCAAGGAATACTGCAACGAGGATGGAAAGGCATACCGGAAGTTCGATGCCAACGCAAAAGAACTGCTGGACTTTGTGGACGGGAAGAAGATCCTGAAAGCAAAGAGCCTAGAAGTCAAAATCGGCAGCGCCACCGTGACCATCAGCGAGGGCGGCAATGTGAAGATCACTTCCCCGGCGAGCATCACTGTGCAGGCCGCCAGCGAACTGAAACTGGCCGCCACGACCCTGACAGCCAGCGCAGCTACCGTGAACATCACAGGCGCGGGCGGGGACGTTGTGGTGTCCGGTAAATCGCTGGTAACGCATACCCACAACGGCAACCTGGGCAAACCGACCACGCCGCCGTTGTAAGGAGGTGCAGGAATGTATGTAGGAGTTTTTGGCGATGTGATTTTTTCCGTAGGCCATCAGCGAGTGCTTACTCCATCAAACTTCAAGGGAAAAATCGGTGCAAACTGGGCCGAACATGAAGTGCTGAAAGGCAAAGCAAAACCGGAGTTCCTTAACCCAAAACTGCGGGAGTATACGTTCGACATTCTGCTTGATTCCAGCCTTGGCGTAAATCCAAGCAGGATGAAGAATCGGCTTGCGGAAATGGTGGAAAGCGGAGAACTGCATTACCTGATAATCGGGTTTGCACCGGTTTCAAAGAATCGGTTCCGCGTGACCGATGTAAGCGAAGCCTGGAACGTTGTATTGAAACATGGTCTGCTGACGCAGTGCATGGTGAGCCTGACCATAAAGGAGTACACATGATCGACATAAGCAGTACGATGCTTGAACTGTCCAACGACAGGGCAACGCAGGAAGAAGTGCAGGACGTTGCACGCTGCCTCCGCACGCTGTACTCCACCCCCGTGGGCAGCCTGGAAGGGGACCGTTTGCTTGGCATAGATCCGAGCGTGTTCCTGGACAAGCCGCTTGCGGTGGCAAAGGGCCTGTATGTGGCGGAGGTGACGGACAAGACCGCCACCTTTGAGCCGCGGGCGCGGGTAGTGCGTGTGGACTGGGTAGAAAGCGATGCACTGCATGGAGTAGTAACCCCGAAGGTGGTGTACGAACTTGTCTAAAATCACGGAATTTGAGAACATCCCCGACATTGATATTGATGGCGGGGAAACCCTGGAAGAAGCGGTAGCGGATTGCAGGGCCTTGTTTGAGAAATACAACAAGGAAATGTATGACGGATCGGTGTCGCTGGCCCAGTGTGCAGAAGCCCGCATGGTGCTGCTGGTGCTGGCCCACCGTTCCCACCACACGATAGAGTTCAGCACGGCTTGCCTGAAAGCGGAATTGCTGCCGACAAGCACCGGGCCGAACCTGGATAATCTGGCCCCTATGGTGGGCGTAGAACGCATGGCAGCTGGCAAAGCAACAGCGGTCGTGCGTTTTACTTTGTCTGCCGCAAGAGCCAGCGCAACCAGCATCCCGGAGGGCACGCAGGTGCGTACCGGCGAAAAGCAGTATTTCAAGACCACGAAGTATGCAGAAATCCCGGCGGGGCAACTGACGGTGGACGTTGAGGTCGTGGCGGATGAAGCTGGCAGCGGGAGTGATGGAATCCTCATTGGTGAGATCAACACGCTGGTGGACCCCATCCCCTATGTGGCTTCTGTAAGCAACACCTCTGCCAGCACCGGCGGCACGGATGAAGAGGGGGACGATTCGTTCACCCGGCGCATCCACTACGCACCGTCCATCTTCTCCATCGCTGGCCCGGTGGATGCCTATGAATACTTTGCCGAAAGCTGGCGCACCGATGTGACCGGCACCAAGATCATCTGTGAGGAAGGCTACACCATCCACATCTATTTCCTGATGGATGATGGGCGGCTGCCGACCGAAGCAGAGTGCCGGGGCATGGAGGACTATTTCACCACGGTAAAGAAACCAATGGGCGATCTGGTTCTCTGTCACGCCCCGGAAGAGGTGCCCTACGACATAAACCTGACGTACTACATCGCATCCAGCAACACAAAATCCGCTGTGACCATCCAGGAGAACGTGGAAAGGGCCGTAAAAGAGTACCAGACCTGGCAACGCAAGATCGGCCGCGACATTGATTCCTCTGAACTTATCATGCGGGTGCGTGAAGCGGGAGCCAAACGCCCGAAGCTGACTGGTCCAGTCGATACCAAGATCACTGAAACGCAGGTGGCAAAGATGAACAGCTGCAAGATGGTGTACGGAGGTATCGAGGATGACTGATCTGTGGGGAACCGGACTGATTGAGGGGTTGCCCCCGGCGGTTGCGGATGAACCGTGGATCCGCATCATGGACAAGGTGTATCGGGAGCGGCACCAGCACGAGATGGACGCTGCAGAGAGGATCCACATCTACACCCTGATAGATTCCCAGCCGGAAGAAATTCTGGACGTTCTGGCCACGCAGTTCAAGGTGGACTGGTACGATGCCAACTACCCGCTGCAGGCCAAGCAGAACATCATCAAAACCGCGCTGGAAGTCCGCCGCTACTACGGCACGGACTGGGCAACGCTGAAAGCTATCTCTGCTATCTATCCCCGGTCGGAGATCGAGCAGTGGTACGACTACGGCGGCACACCCGGTCATTTCCGTGTGATCTGTTCTGTGGATGGTGCTCTTATCCCGGTGAAACGCCGGGAGATTCGCCGCAGCGTGAATATCTACAAGCGCATGACTGCCCATCTGGACAGCCTGTACTTGCAGGTGCAGGCCGGGCTTGATGTGGAGTGCGAACTTTCCTCGCTGGTCTACCGGGTGCCATACGCCAGCGAAACGATGTACGCCGGCACATGGCCCAGGACTACCACCCACGGCGGCATTGCAGATGGCGAACTGATGGTAGAAACGGAGGGCGAAGCAAATGCTTTCCGGGTGGAAACGGCGGGCACCATCCCGTACCGGACCACCCATGCCGGAATCATGGATGCAGATCTCACGGTGGACACCGAGCAGTCCACTGCAAAGTCTGCGGTTCCATATACCAGCGAGAACCAGCGGGCAGGCACCTGGCCGAAGAACACGACCAGGGCGGCCCTGGCCGATGGTGAGTTTGAGGTGGAGGCAGAGCAGCAGGCCACCGGGTACAAAGTTGAAACGGCTGGCACTGTCCCGGACAGGACGACGACAGCCGGTATCTACGATACGGATGTGACAGTTGAGACGGAAACGGAGGTGCACAACATGGAAGTAGCGATGGCGGGCACAGAAACCTGTGCCAGCAGCATCCCGGCGGTACTGGATGAACCGGTACTCGACGTGGACGTTGAGGTCACTGTTACCAAGTTCAAGGGCAAGCGCAGCGGCGAAGAGCCGTTTGTGCAGTAACGAAGGGAGGTGAAAAGACTATGGCAATGACAAGTTACGCTCTGGGTCTGTACAAGGACTACACCAAAGTCCGCGTGGCGCTTGGCCGCTATAAGGCGGGCAGCACCTACAAGACGGTGCCCATCGACAGCGTGGAGACCTTGAAGGATGGCCGTCTGGCGTTCTTCATGACGATCCCGCCCGGCGATTCCACCGGCAGCACCGTGACGGAGGTTGCGCTGCTGGACACCAGCAAGCAGGTCATGTACACCAAGACACTGGTGGGCAATGAGCAGGTCGAGTTCGAGGCTGACGATGAAGGCGCACTCCTGCGTGTTGCACTGAACTTCAACAGCGCGGACAAGACCGCTGACCAGAGGAACGCAAAGGGATAAGGAGGACACCCTATGTACAATTTCAAAAACTGGGTGGACAGAGTGACCCAGTTCGTGAACCGTTTCAAGGAAACGAACAATTCCGACGGTTCCATCACCCATGAGAGAGTGGACGGCGAGGTGCTGAAAACCGGCACCTCCCAGAGCGCCGCAAACTTCAACAACATGGAGGGCGGCATTCTGGAAAACAGCCTGCTGCTGGCCGAGGCTACCCGTGTGCTGAAAGAGCACGGCCTGGATATCGAGGCCATGACCGGCGAGATGCACACCATCTACCTGTACAACAGCGCAAAGTATCCGGCAAACAACAGCAAGAAAACCATCGCGCTGAAGCAGCCCCGCAACAATACCGATTACATCATTGCAACCCGTGTCGTTTCTGCCGTAATGCCGAACGGTGTTGCCATTGATGGCGACCCGGCGGGCACGGCCGGCAACATCGTCATCACGGACAAGCTGCTCAACGGCTTCAAGGTGCAGTACACCGGCGTTGCCAAGGAAGTGACGCTGGAAGTTGAGATCCAGGGCGGCATGATTCCCGCGCCGGAGTATGAGGACGGCACGGCCCCGACCGGGGAGTAAGGAGCAGACCATGGCAAATGTGATCGTGAAAAGCGATGAACGCATCGCATACGAAGCCCAGGTGGCGGAAAGTTTTGGCTGCCGGGGCAACATCAGCGCAGAACAGCGGGAGCAGGCAGAGATGATCGCCGCAAAGACCCGCGAGATCTGCCGCGATAACAACATGAACGGAGGGTATTAAGTTATGATTCAGGTGATCGAGAAAAACGAAGGCACCAAGCTGAACTATGAAGTGGTGGGCACCAAGCTGTTCCTGGGCGATGACGAGATCATGGTGAACCTCGCCAAGTATGAGAAGGACGAGCCTGTGCACATTGACGTTGTGCGCAACTGGGATGGCGCACTGGCTACCTCCATTGGCAAGAGCGACGGCCTTTCCTATGCGGCACAGATCGACATTCCCGCCCGCGCTTACACCGAGAAGGTGGAAAAGGTGCCCGCCATGGGAGGCGATGGCGAAGTGGAGCAGACCACGAAGGTGCCTGTGAAGTTCGACATTTCCCGCTGCACGCTGACCCTGTGGTCTATCGACTAAGTGAAAGGAGCAAAGAACTATGACTAATTTTGCTGACTTCAAGGCTGCCATTGAGGGTATCTCTGGCGGCAAGAACACCGTCCTGCTGGACAAGTTCGGCCTGCCGTCTGTGGTGGTGCCCATCAACAAGCTGACCTACAAGGACGTGGGCGTGGGTGATGATACCGTGCTGCCCGCATTCAAGCTGGATGGTGTGGAGAAGCCCTACTTCTGCATCGGCAAGTATCACGATACGCTGGTGAACGGCGTGCCCTGCAGCCTGCCCATGCAGACCCCGGCGGTCAATGTGAACTTTGATACTGCGGTGAGCCAGAGCCGCAGCAAGGGTGAGGGCTGGACGCTGGCTACCAATGCCATGTACGCAGCTATCCAGCTGTGGTGCCGCGCCAACGGCTTTATGCCCCGCGGCAACAACAACTACGGCGCTGACCATGCGCACGCATGGGAGAAGGGCACCCCGGCCAACTACGACAGCAGCGGCAAAGTGAATCTGACACTGACCGGCTCTGGTCCTGTGAGCTGGAACCATAACAACGATCTGACCGGCATTGCAGACCTGAACGGCAATGCGTGGGAGTGGGCTACCGGCCTGCGCCTGATGGACGGCGAGATCCAGATCATCCAGCACAACGATGCTGCGCTTGCCACGGCAGACCTGTCCGCAGCAAGCAGCCTGTGGAAAGCCATTGCCGCAGACGGCAGCCTTGTGGCACCCGGTTCCTCCGGCACCATCAAGCTGGACTGGCGCGGCAGTAAGTGGACCCTTGTCACCGATGCACTGACCGGGCAGAGCGAGGACGGCCACGGCACGGGCTTTAATGCTATGGCGACCACCCTGTCCGCTGTGCCGCAGATCCTTTACGGCATCGGCGTGTACCCGCAGGAGCCGAACGGTGACTATGGCGGCGATGACGTGTGGGCCATCAACAAGGGCGAGCGCATCCCGATCCGGGGCGGCAGCTGGGGCTACACTTCCAGCGCGGGCGTGTTCGGGCTGGGCCTGGGCTATGTGCGTTCCAACGCCAACGGCTACGTTGGGCGGCGTTCCGCTTTTGTGGGTTCCCTCTGATAAGAGGGGCAAACCGCAAACCGACCGACAGTAAACCGATGGGGCGGCGATAGCCGCCCCCTATATTTTGCAGAGCCTGGGAAAATGACATGAACAGTATTGAAAACGAAAAGTTGCAGCAGATGAACACGCCAAACGGAGGCTACCGCCTGAAAGAAGCGGTGAAGGCCATGATAAACTACGGGAGCCCCATACTGGTGCAGTTTCCGAGAGTGGAAAAATACGGCCTTGCAAAGCGCATCCGGGAAACGATGTACGATATGCTGCACCTGTGCAACGTGATCCAGAAGAAATACTACAAGCGCGACACCTTGCGTGAGTTCGATACCCTGCTGCTGGATCTGCGGGATTATCTTGACGAGGCGGCGAACCCCAGACTGTACCCGCAGGGTACAGAACCGAAGAAAAAGCGCAAGAAGCGGGCGGAGGGCCAACCCCCGGAAGCCCCGCCGCAGCCTGTCACCTGCATCACGATGCACCAATACGCAACATGGAGCAAATATACCGGGGCAATCGGCGGAATGATCGGCAATTACATGAAGTATGTGGAGGGCAAGCAGTCCAAATAGGGCTGCTTGCCTTTTTGCATAACCGGGGCCTGACCATCATTTACGCATCCCGATCCGGGGCGGCAGCTGGAACAACACTTCCAACGCGGGCGTGTTCAAGCTGAACCTGAACAATGTGCGTTCCAACGCCAACGGCAACATTGGGCGGCGTTCCGCTTTTCCCCGCCAGATGAATCACAGCTTGCCTGAAAAGATGGGCTGGATTACGCGGGCAAAAGGGGTCAGGATCCGTCGGCAGCGCCGGGGAGCGCTGCACGAAAAATTTGTATTCGCATCAAGGCAGACAGTATACCGGGGAGAATGGCCGGAATATCCCACCGCCCGGTGAATGGTGGGGAGTGGCCGTATATGCCACGGGTGCGGAAGGCTGTGAATGAAAACATACAAAAACATCTTTGTCCAGGTGGCGGCTTTCGACAACCTGATGCTGGCGCACTACCACGCCAGCAAGGGCAAGAAGCACCGGGATGAAGTGCTGATCTTTGAGCAGCGCAAAGCAGAATACTGCATCATCCTGGGAAACCGTCTGGTCAAGCAGACCTATAAGGTAGGGTCGTACCGGATCTTCTGGATCCGGCGGCCTGTGCTGCGCATGGCTATGGCGCTGCACTACCCTGACCGCGTTGTGCAGTGGGGTATCTACCAAGTTGTATTTCCCATATTCGATAAAGGCTTTATTTCGGATAGCTATGCGTGCCGCAAGGGCAAAGGGGCGCACACGGCGCTGGATCAACTGCAATACTGGATGCGGCAGGCAGACCGAGGCGGTCCGGCCTATACGCTGAAACTGGACGTTTCAAAGTATTTCTACCGGATAGACCATGAGATACTGCTGAAGATCCTGAACAGGAAGATCGCAGACCCGCGCATGATGTGGCTGTTCCGCGTGATCCTGCACAGCGACCAGACGAAGTTTGGACTGCCGGAGGGCATGAGCGCGGACGAAGTGCCGCCAGAGTGCCGGTTAGAGGACACCGGCGTTCCAATCGGAAATCTGACCAGCCAGATGTTCGCCAATATCTACCTCGATGTTCTGGACCAGTATGTGAAGCATACGCTGCACATCCACTGGTACATCCGGTACATGGACGACATTATCATCATCGGGCACGACAAGCAGGAACTTGCACACATCCGGGACGAGATCGCCGCATTCCTGCGCAGGGAGCTGAATCTTGCTCTGAACCATAAAACCAGCATCCAGCCATTGAAACAGGGCGTGGAATTTGTGGGTGTGAGGGTGTGGCCGACACACCGCCGCCTGCGTCACACCACGATACGCGGCATCAAGCTGCGGCTTTCACAGGTGCTGGCACAGTATGAGGCGAACGAGATCACAGCCGAGAGCGTGGAGCGCACTATTGGCAGTTACCGCGGCGTTCTGAGCCATTGCGAGTGCATGGCGCTGAAACACAAGCTGAACCAGACATACGGGAAATTCTATATCATCAAAAAAGAAAGAGGCGAGCAGAACAATGGCAATCAAAGCATATTCCTATGCGAAGGACGGGAGCAAGGCGTTGAGCAAGAACTTCAGCGTGAAGGAGTTCCGGTGTAAGGATGGCAGCGACCCGATCTTTATTGACGATGAGCTTGTGACCCTGCTGCAGAAAATCCGGGATCACTTCGGCAAGGCGGTGAACATCAACAGTGCTTTCCGCACCGCAAGCCACAACGCCAAGCAGAAGAAATCGTCCAAGTACAGCCAGCACCTCTATGGAAAGGCTGCGGACATCTGGATCGCCGGGGTGTCGGTGGATACACTGGCGGCCTACGTCGAAACTCTGCTGCCCGGAAAGGGCGGCATTGGGCGGTACTATACCGACAACTTTGTACACGTTGACGTGCGGGAGGTAAAAAGCAGATGGGTGATGCAGTAAGGAGCGGGGTTTGCACCATGGTTGGAGTAATCGGCAGTCTGATCGCAAGTCAATTCGGCGGATGGGATGCGGCACTTTCGACGCTGATCCTGTTCATGGCAGTCGATTACATCACGGGGCTTGTGGTTGCTGGGGTTTTCCACGCCAGTCCGAAGAGCAAAGACGGCGCATTGGAATCCCGCGCCGGGTGGAAAGGGTTGTGCCGAAAAGGTGTAACCCTGCTGATCGTGCTGGTGGCCTGCCACCTCGACACGGTGATGGGGTCTAATTTTATCCGGGATGCGACCGTAATCGCGTTCATTGCCAACGAAACACTGTCCATCATCGAAAATGCCGGATTGATGGGTGTACCGATTCCGAAGGCTCTGACCGGAGCTATTGAAATTTTGAAGCAGAAATCCGAACAGGAAAACAAGGAGGACTAAGTTATGAGTAACTACAAGATCACTACCGCTACCATCGCCCGTACCGCCTGCCTGCTGCTGGCACTGACCAATCAGCTTTTGAGCGCTCTGGGCAAGCCTATCCTGCCTATTGAAAGCAGCACGGTTGAACAGCTGGTGACTGCCGGTATTACGACCGTTACCGCTCTGGTTGCATGGTGGAACAACAACAGTTTCAGCAAGGAAGCAATTCAGGCAGATGCGGTTCTGGAAAATCTGAAAAAGCAGGTACACTAAGTCTGTGGCACAACTGAATAAGCTGCGATGACAACTCCCCGCTGGTGGCTCTGACCGGGCCACTGGCGGGGAGTTTTTTGTTTGTCTGGGAGTTTTGCACAAATGAAAAGTGCAAAGTGTGGAAAGTTTGCACATTGACAACGGTGCACCGTATAATTTACGCTTAAAACGAAAAGAAACGCCAAAAACGAAAGGAGGAAAACGGCGTGCGAGTGTTCAAACATCTTACGATCACAGACAGAATCCGAATTGAAAAGTGGCTGAAAGATGGATTGAAAGTCAGGGAGATTTCAGAAAAGCTGCGGGTGGACCCATCTACGGTGTACCGTGAATTGAAGCGGGGCAGTTATGACCGGCTGAACGGAACAACGTGGGAACTGATCCCGACATACAGCCCGGACATTGCAGAACAGCGGTATCAAGCACATCTGCGGGAGAAAGGACCAAACCTGAAAATCGGCAAGGACCATGAACTTGCAGAGTACATTGAGCGGACCATTATAGATAAGGACTGCTCACCGGCCGCGGTGTATGGTTACGCACGGGAAGAGGGGCGGATGTTCAAAACACATATATCGGTGCCTACGATATACAGCTACATTAAAAAGGGCGTGTTCCTAAACCTGACACAAAAGGCGCTACCACGGCATGGAGTGCACAAAGGCGATTACAAAAAAGTCAAAACGAAAGGCCCGACCCGTGCGCCGGCCGGTGAGAGCATCGAAAAGCGCCCGGAAGAAGTAAAGACCCGTGAAGAGTTCGGGCACTGGGAAATGGACACGGTATATTCGGGAAAGAGAAAAAGCACGGTTGCGCTGCTGGTGCTGACAGAGCGAAAGACCCGGAACGAAAATATTATATTGGTGCCGAACCGCCGCGCCGAAACGACCGTGCAGGCCATCAATGCGCTGGAAAAGAAACTGGGGGCAGAGCGATTCAGCGCCATCTATAAAAGCATCACCGTGGATAACGGCACAGAATTTGCATTGGCCGATCAGTTGGAACAGTCCTGCATCACCGGCGGAAAGCGTACAAAGGTGTATTACTGCCACCCGTATTCTTCCTGGGAGCGGGGAAGCAATGAGAATGTAAATGGCATGATCCGCCGCCGGCACCCGAAAGGCACAGACTTCTCTAAGGTAACAGCAGCAGAAATCGCGGCCACGGAGAACTGGATCAACAGCTACCCCAGAAAGATTCTGGGGTATAAGAGCGCGGGCACCGTCTTTAGAGAGTGCCTGCGGGAACTTGGACTGACAGCATAAGAACCAGAGAAACCAGAAATCCTTTGGTAAAATTGAACAATACGGAAAGGCTGCAAGCGGGGCAGACTTGGCGGCCTGTTTGCTTTATGCTAAAATCCACAAAAACAGAGCCGAAAATTTGTTGCATTTAATGCTTTACTTTTCATCCTCCTGAAAAAATAACAAAAACTCTTGCATCTAGGTGGAATTGCTGGTAAAATATAAGTTGTGTGTAATTTTGGAATCCTTGCCCTCTCAGCCAAAGCCTGTCGGCTTTGCCAGCTCCCCCGAAGGGGGAGCCAACGCATCTGGAAGGAGAAGTGCTGCAGATCTGCAGGGCCTGTACCTGGAGCAGCAACCGGCTCTCCCTTTGGGAGAGCTGGCTGCGAAGCAGACTGAGAGGGCAAGCCAGTTTACGGAGAATCACCAATGTAACGTGAGATTGACCGAATAAAGAGCCATTCTGATTCAGGAGAAATCAATAT